CGCCCGTGCTGTCGGGAGCCTTCACCCAGGCCAAGGGCACATCACAATTGTCAGCCGTTGCTGGTTACCAGAATGGTGCCACCCACACCTTCCCGGCTTGCTCCTCACTAGCAGCCATTGCAATTGCCTTCAGAATGTGGAGACCAGTGGCATGCGTTGTGACGCCGAACATCAACGGTGCCTCGGTCCATCAGAACATCGTAGCATTGGCCGTTGAGCTGGCCGCGATGCACTCAGACCAGCTGATGAGAGCCGGAATACCGTTCGAGATCATCAGGCCAGAGGTGTCGGCTCAAAATTGGACGGCTGGGTCGTCGCTGACGCACGTTGCTGCACCGATCCAACACATCACAACATTTGTGTTGCTGTGTGAACATGTTCTCCCGCAGTACGGCAACAACATGGGACAGGCTGCTGCAGCGAGCTACTTCCAGTTGTGGTGGGGGCTGGCTGCTGGCAGCGCGTTGTGGCGCAATGTTCCAGCCAGCTACATGTCATTCATCGACGTTTGTGCGATCGCCGGAGTGATCCCATTCCAGGACGACCTGATCCGGCTGCCGGACTGCATGTTTGAGGAGACGTCAGCTGGAGCGGTCTTGACCTTGGATTACATTGCAGCCAAGACGGCCAGGCCGGTCGAGAAGGTGTTCTCATCCATCAACTGGGTCAGCAACGGCAACCAAGGAGCGATGAACCTGTTCGCGACTGTGGGACTGGCCACCCCGACGAACGGCACAACCGCGTTCTACCCGATTTTCATCAACACTTCAGATGAATCGATCATTTTCACGGTCGTTTATCTGAACACGGTGGGCAACCAACCCGGTTACTCCATTTTGCCCCACCTGTCCTCGAGCAATCACCCCCTGTACATTCAGTGGGTGTACAACGATTTCACCTTGGTGAAGCAGTTGTTCACTCAACTGTCGTTGTACGGCAAGGAAGGGTGCCGTGTTGCAGACATCATGTGTGCTGCGCCGAAACGCGGAATTGCTCAAAACGTCAACATCCAAACATCCAATGTTCCAAAGGTCTCCAGTCTTTACTCTTAAATCCACTCCAAAGGTGGACCCCATGCCAACCAATCTGTATTCGGCTGCAGAGGTTGGATGGAAGATGAAGTACGAGGATGACTACGTTGAAGGCTTCAATCGACTAGGGCAAACAGAGATTAGTACGATGATCGCACAATCTAAGATTGCCAAGTACGAAGGGGCACCGCGGCTCGGAGTCGCACTGAAGGAGGCATGGGGGGTGGCCCCGAATGGAAGGGAGAGGAGGGTCGAGTACGTTCTGGAGGTGCTGATGGCTCTGGGTCATCCAGCAGCCAAGCCGCTGCAGGTGCTTTGGAGGCACTTGTGGCGGTTGGCCGACCACGGTTCCTGGCCTTCACTGAAACACAAGGTGCTGGCAACGATGGCGGTGAAGTTGAACGACTACGGTGAAGTGGCTTGGAGCGTGATCGTCAAGAAGCTGGACAAGACGCTCACACTGCCGGGGCTGTGGGGCCGGTTCAATCCGGCCCCAGGGGCAATGGATGCCCCGATCATGGTCGAGCGCAAAAGGAGGTGGTTGGACGACACTAGCATGGCACCGGACGCGCCTGAGCTGGCAACAGAGATCAGGTCGATCATGCGGTCGCTGCCATTGCGGGAAACCACGGGGCCCAAGACATTCAGATCGTTCCTGGCACAAGTGGACTTGTGGGCGAGGCCAGCAGCCTCAACATTCAAGGACTCAGACATGAAGAGCAAGTGGGACAACGCTCTGTTGATGTCGACGGACGAGCTGTTACAACACTGCGAGGATGCTCGATCCCTGCATCAGCACCCGTACTCGTTCTCGCTGAAGCACGACAACTACGCACTCAGGTTCCTAATGATGGAGTCGCTGCCAGACTACCTGACCAAGGCCTACATCATGTGGCATCTGGACCAATTGCTGGGCACGTTGCCAGGGATGTACTTCTGGTACACGCCAGATGACAAGCTCAAGATGTGGACAGCGTTCGCTCAGCGGCAGCAAGGTCAGATGCCCGCACTGACGGAGGATTTCAAGGGCTGGGATGAGCAGATGGCCAACGTCCTGAAGGAGGTGATGCTGGAGGAAGTGCTGGAGTGGTTCAAGCGTGTGGACTCTGCGTTTGTCGATGAGTGGGCCGAGTTCATCGTCGAGTCGCTGATCAAGATGATGCGCAACGGTCTGCCGACGGGCACAAGGATGACAGCCTTCTTGAATTCACTGCTCAACAAGGCTCGAGGCAACAGGTTGTTCGTCGCAGTCAAGGGGCGGAGGCCTGAGGGGGTGGGTGAGATGGCAGTGGGCGGCGACGACGCCATCTCATTCTGGTCGAACATGGCGGAGTTGGAGGCGGCGGTTGAGAAGAACCGGCAACTGGGGTTCGTTCTGTCGATGGACAAGTCTGGGTTCGGATCGGCGCATCCAGACTTCCTCAAGCAAGTGCTGGTCGGGGACAAGTGGACTGGCGATCCAACGAGGCAGCTGCGATCGTTGCTCTGGTCAAATGAGTCGGAGTCATCGTCGGAGTTGGAGTACTTGAACACCCGGCTGGACAACTGGACGAAGTTGTTGGCTAGGAACAGGCTCATCGGAACCATGAAGCAGGACAACATCTACAACCTGATGCTGCACGACATCCAGTTCATGACCAAGATGTCGAGGGAGACAGCTCAGCAAGTGCTGGACACACCGACAGCACTAGGGGGGTGGGGGCTGGGCATTGGGGGTCGTTTGGCCTTCGAAGTCCACGGAGTTGAGGAGAGGACGAAGAAGTTCAACATTGACCGGGCGCTGCGTGCATCTAAGATGACGAGCAAGCTGGTTAGGGGACTGGTGGCACTTGTCAAGCCATCGTTCGACAAGTCAGGGTTATTCTATTCGACAAGACGGGCGATCACCCCGTTGGCCAAGATGAACATGGACAAGGCCAAGCTGATGCTCAATGCTGTAACGCTACCATTGCCTAGAGCACCGAAGGACACCACGTTAGATGAAAGAGTCGAAGTGGCAACAACTCGAGCGTCTGACCTCGCGGAGTTGGTGAACAATTCGGATTGGAGGTTGCCGCAACTCAGAGCGTGGCGGTCTTGGAAAGACAGATGGTCGGCAAGAGTGATCGTTGCTCAGGTCAAGGACCAGGCAGTGACGAACCCACCGTGTGACAGGAGCACGATGCTGAGGTTTGGGGAGTGCCTGGCCCCCTTCGTCCACGAGGTGGGCTGGAGGGAGTGGGTGTTGCCTCTCACATTCACAAAACTGTCAATGGGCGGGCTGACAACAGCCAGGGCACTGTGGCAGGAAGCTGTGCTCCACGCTAAGATCGTTGTGATGCCGTGGGGTGAGCTGGTTGTGTGAACGGCGTTGGCCGGGCAGAACCGACCGGCACCACTCTGAGTGGGCTGTGAGGCGCTCGATGAAGTCCTGGCGGAGAGTCACCCACGAACCGTG